GCCGGATCACAGGATATCTGGTCGGCAATCTTGGAAGGTGGAACAACGCAAAACGCGCTGAAGAACATGACAGAGTGAAGCACAACGCACAAGGGGGCGAAGTATGACTTGGAAGCAAAAGCATATTTGAAGCAGGTGCAGAAGCTGGACAGGATGATTGAAAACAAACTGGCTGAAATTGAGCAGTGGCGGGAGATGGCAACATGCACGACGCAGCGGCTTTCAGCCGACAAGGTGCAGTCTTCGCCAAACCCGCAGAAGATGGCTGATGCAATATGCAAAATCGTGCAAATAGAGGGCGAAACGGACGTTTTGGTGGACAGGCTGGTTGATACCAAGCGTGAGGTCATAAAGACGCTGGAAAAGCTTGATTCTGCCGAATATGACGTATTGCACAAGGTGTATATCCAGTACATGACTTTCGAAGATGTTGCAGAGAAGAAAGGCAAGTCATACAACTGGGTCAAGAATGTGCATTGGTATGGAATCCAGCATCTGCAAAAGCTGCTGGACGAGAAGGAAAGCCAAGCGGAATAAAAACTTCTGCTCAAAATGGCTCGTTTCTGACTTTTTTGTCTGGTTTCTGACCTAAATTAATGCTATCATATAAACTGGTCAAAGACCACGAAGCCCGGCAGGATTATTCCTGTTGGGCTTTTCTATTGTTCACAATGTGGAGTACAGGTGGGGCGTAATCGCTTTGCGGGGGGCGAAAGCCCTATTTTTTGTGCCTGTGGGATCTTCTCCTGACTGGCGGGGGTTGGGAGAAACACAAACAGAAAGAAGGTGATGATTGTGGCAAAGCTGACGGCAAAACAACAGCGGTTCTGTGACGAATATCTGATTGACCTTGACGGCACCAAGGCCGCAATCAGAGCCGGATATTCTAAAAAGACAGCTGGTGTGATTGCATCAGAAAACTTAAAGAAACCTAACATCAAAGAATATATCAAAAAACGGATGGAAGAAAAGAAAAAAGACTTGATTGCAAATCAGGATGAGGTGTTGCAATACCTGACATCTGTGATGCGACGTGAAAAGACTGAAAATGTGGTTGTTACACTGGTCAATGAAAAGTCCTATTATGCACAGGATGAAGATGGCAAGATGCGAAAGAGGACGGAAAAGAAAGAAATTCCGCAAATTGTTGAAATTCCTGCACGGCTGTGCGATTCAAACAAAGCTGCTGAACTGCTTGGCAGGCGATACAGTTTGTTTACTGACACTGTGGACGTGAACGGAAGCATTCCGGTTGTAATTTCTGGGGGTGAAGACCTTGAAGATTGATGTGCTTGGAACCGAATACGAATTGCTGGTGAGCAATGACGCAGAAGATCCGCGCCTTGAAGGGATTGACGGTTACTGTGATACGAGTACCCGCGTTTGCGTGGTTGATGATATGGCCTGCACTGGCATTCACGCAAAAGGCAACCTTACGGAATATCAGAAAAAGGTAAAACGGCATGAATTGATTCATGCTTTTTTATATGAATCTGGTTTGGCTGAAAACAGCTGGGCAGAAAACGAAGAAGCCGTTGATTGGATCGCAATTCAGTTTGACAAATTGAAAAAGGCGTTTGAAGAAGCTGATTGCCTGTGACGGCTGAAAAACTGAGAATAAACCTTCCTGATGTGGTTGGCAGAGGCTACGGCACATTCTGGCGGTTCAAAGGCCGATACAGGGTATGCAAGGGAAGCCGCGCCAGCAAGAAAAGCAAGACAACGGCCTTGTGGTTCATTGTCAACATGATGAAGTATCCGCAGGCCAACACGCTTGTCATCCGCAAAACGTTCCGAACACTGAAGGACAGCTGCTATACAGAACTGAAATGGGCGGTGCATCGCCTTGGCGTTGACGCTTGGTGGGAATTCAAGATGAATCCCTTGGAAGCCACATACAAGCCAACCGGGCAAAAAATCTATTTCAGAGGCCTTGACGATCCGCTGAAGGTCACGTCGATCACGGTTGACGTTGGCGTTCTCTGCTGGGCATGGCTTGAAGAAGCCTATGAGGTGATGAAAGAGGATGACTTCAACATTCTGGACGAATCCATTCGCGGCGGCGTGCCAGAAGGCTCCGGCCTGTTCAAACAATGGACAATCACCTTCAACCCGTGGAACGAACACCACTGGCTGAAAAAACGGTTCTTTGACAACCCGGACAGCGAGACGCTTGCCATGACCACCAACTACATGTGCAACGAATGGCTTGATGCTGCCGACATCAGGGTGTTTGAAGACATGAAGAAGCGCAATCCGCGCCGCTATGCTGTTGCAGGCCTTGGCGGCTGGGGTATCGTGGATGGTCTGGTATACGAAAACTGGAAGGAAGAAGCATTCGACGTTGACGATGTGCGCAGAAGACCGGGGATTGTAAGCTGCTTTGGTCTTGACTTTGGTTATACAAACGATCCATCAGCATTATTCTGTGGGCTGCTTGATAAACAAAACAAGCGGCTTTTTGTGTTTGATGAAATGTATGACAAAGGCATGAGCAACAAGCGGATTGCAGACACCATCAAAGATATGGGATATGGCAAAGAGCGCATCACGGCTGACAGTGCGGAGCCAAAGAGCATCGACGAACTGAGAAGCCTTGGCCTTCGTACAAAGGCCGCTATGAAGGGAAAAGACAGCGTAAAGAACGGTGTTCAGTGGATTCAGGATCTGGAAATCGTCATTCATCCGCGCTGTGTCAACTTCCTGACAGAAATCAGCAACTATACATGGGATCAGGACAAGTTCGGCAACAAGCTCAACGTTCCGATTGATGATTTTAACCATCTGATGGACGCGATGCGGTACGGACTGGAACAGTACATCACAGAGAAGAAATGGCTGCATTAAAAGTTTGAGGTGAAACAACATGCTTTCGGTAACGGAAATCAAAACGCTGATCGACAATGACAGCGCCAGCACAAAGAAACAGCTTGCAAGGCTGGGGCAGCGATACTATGAAGCGGATCATGATATCAAGCAGTATCGCATTTTCTTTTTTGATGCGGACGGCAAACTGCAAGAGGACAAGACCAAAAGCAATATCAAAATCTGTCATCCGTTTTTCACGGAGCTTGTCGATCAGGAAGTACAGTATATGCTTTCCGGCAAGGATGGCTTTGTGAAGTCGGATATTCCGGAACTGCAAACCCAGCTTGACGAATACTTCAACGACAACGAAGACTTTGTTTCGGAATTGTATGAAGTCATCACAGGCTGTGTTTCCAAGGGCTTTGAATATGCCTATGCATACAAGGCCGCAAACGGCAAGACCGCATTTCAGTGCGCTGACAGCATCGGTGTTGTGGAGGTCAAGGCAAAGGAAACGGACGATGGCTGTGAATATGTCATCTTCCATTACATTGACCGCATCGGCAAGGACAACAAGAAAATCAAACGCATTCAGGTTTGGGATGATCGCCAGACCTATTTTTATGTTCAGGAGGATGACGGGCAGATCCAGCTTGATTCGGCTGCTGAAGTCAATCCCAGACCGCACATCGTGTATCAGAAGGACGGCGATGACAGCACCTATTTTGAAGGCTTTGGCTTCATTCCCTTCTTCCGTCTGGACAACAACCGTAAGCAGTTCAGTGATTTGAAGCCCATCAAGGCACTGATTGATGACTATGATCTGATGTCCTGCGGCCTGTCCAATAACATTCAGGACACCAACGAAGCGCTGTATGTAGTCAAGGGCTTCCAAGGTGACAATCTGGACGAAATGATGGTCAACATGAAGGCCAAGAAGCATGTTGGCGTGGATGATGATGGCGGCGTGGAGATCCACACCATCGACATTCCCTATCAGGCCAGACAGACGAAGCTGGATCTGGACGAAAAGAACATCTACAGATTCGGCATGGGCTTCAACAGTGCGCAGCTGGGCGATGGCAACATCACCAATGTTGTGATCAAATCCCGGTATTCCCTGCTTGACCTGAAGTGCAACAAGCTGGAAATCAGACTGAAGCAGTTCATGCGCAAACTGCTGAAGGTTGTGCTTGCGGAGATCAACGAGGAACACGAAACGGATTATCAGCAGAAGGACGTTTATTTTGACTTCGAACGTGAAGTGATGACCAACGCTGCCGATAACGCACAGATCGAACTGACGGATGCCCAGCGCAAGCAGGCTGAAATCAACACGCTTCTTGGCTTGTCAACGCATCTGGACAACGAAACCATGATGCAGCTGATCTGTGAACAGCTGGACATTGACTATGACGATATCAAAGGCAAACTGCCGAAACCGGAAGACCTTGATCCATATGCAGAAGATGATTTGCCGGTTGAAGAAGGTGGGCTGATTGAGTAAGCCGAAGCCGATACTTCCAAGCGAAAAGGAAGTTCTGCTGTGGCAGGACAAGAGCGAAAAGGCGGTTCTAAAACTGCTGGAAAGCCATTACCGAAGGGCGCTCCGCAACATCAATACACGCATTGCGGAACTGAACGGACGTGGTGATGCCAACCTGCCGCATGTGATCCGTCGCATTGAGTATCAGAAGATGATCAGGCAGCAGGTCAAGGCTGTGCTGGATGTGCTTCATGCGCAGGAGTATGAAACCATCAGCGAATACCTGAATAACGCATACACGGATGCCTTTGTCGGTTCTGTGTACAC